CGAACTGATTGCCGACCATCTGACCGGCAGGAATCGCCTGCTGGCCTTGTGCGCGCAGCGCTTCGGCGTACTTGCGGCGCTGGTCGAGTTGCTGCGCTTCGGCGTCATAGTCGGAGATGGTTCCAAAGCCCACGGTTTTCATATTCACCCCCCGAAGCCCATTGCCTTGCCCATCCACGGCGAACCAAGCGCCGCGCCACCCAACGAGAACAGCCCGCCCATCATCCCGCCGAACGCAGCCTGATCCGCGTTATAGGCGTTCATGTCCGCGCCATACTGCATGTTCGCTGCGCTCAAGAGGTCAGGCCCTGCCGTGGTCTGCTGCTGCGGAACATTCGTAAAGCTCGGGTTGGTCACCTGCGCGCCAGTCCGAACGGCGTTCAGGGTGTTCAGCGGCTCGTTGCGGAAGAAGGACTGCTCTTGGATCGCCTGCTGACGCGCCTGGTTGCCTACGTCAATGCCACGGATGGCCGCCGCGAGCATGAGGTCGTTGTTCCGCTGGGACTGGTTGAACATCTCCGATCCGTAGGCGTCAGAACCGATGGTGATGCCCTGGTTCTGCAGGCGCGAGCGCAACGCCTCGTCCTGTCTGTCCAGCGTCGGCTGCAGGCGGCGCAGGATGGCGTCTTGTGCAGTCTCGCCAGCATTGACCATCTGCGCCGGCAGGGCGTCTTGATCAAAAGGCTTGGAAAGCATGTTGCTGACGTAATCAAGCCCCTTGTTCTGCAGGCTTGCGAGGCCGAGAGACGTCTGGTTCTGGGCGTCCAGCAATTGCTGCTGCTCGGGCGCAAGATCAACACGCATCGCCCAGCGGTCCGGGTCGTATCCGGTCATGAACTGCTCTCGGGTCGGCGCAGTCGGCTTGGTAAGTTGCTGCTGGAACTTCTGCCCTTGCTGCGCCTTCATGTCTTGGTTGTACTTCGCCAAGTCATTCTGATACGACGCCAGCGCTGTGTTGTAAGCCGACTCGTTGAACTGGTTACTCGTCGGGTTGAAGTACGTCAGATTCCCGTAGGGCGTGTATTGATCGACGCGGTTTGCCTTGGCGGCAATGCGTGCAGCGTCCGCGTTGCCCTCCGCCGTCTCTCGCGCGGCGGCGGCGTAATCCGGCGCCTTTGGTGCCTTACCTTTTCCCATTGTTCCACCTCAAAAAGCGGCAGTCCTCTTTCCAGAGAACCATGACGACAAGATCGGAATCATTCCGGCCTGCTTTTTCGAGGGTTGCCTCTACTTTGAAGCCTATGTGCTTGTTGAGCTTTAATGCGTCTGTATTGGTCGATTCGACCAAGCCAGTAATGCGACTGCACCCCAACTGATTAAATGGATAGTCAGTGACCGCCCACCAAAACTGACGCGGCGGCGATCCGTCTATCCGTTGATGAACAAATACGTTTGATCCGCTGAAGCCTTCGTAGGCGACTCCGGCAACAAGCTGCCCATCCTTCTTCCATCCGATTCCCTGAGAGTGATCGGAAACAGCCCCTCCGACGCGCTGAAATACCCATTCAGCGACGCCCGAGCCTATGACCAGCATCAGATGATTCCGCCCGCCTCGAAAACGTAGTCCGTGGCGTTCCAGCGGATTTCAATGTCCTTCGCTTCGCACTTGAGATACAGCGCGGCGCAGTAGCCAATGCCTGCGGCGTGCTGCCAGCTCGTGAGTTGCCGCAGCCCGCCCGCCCAGTTGAACGCACCCCATACCGCCGTACCCCACAGCGGGGTAGAACCGCCCGCGCCGTAGGACACAACGTTAGTCGGCTCGCGCGTCTCGAACTCGTAGTTCATGCCGATGTAGAACGTCGGCTCGCCGTCCGACTGCATCATCGGGCGCACAAGCTTGAAGTGCTTCTCAAGCTTGCTGCCGAAGTAGTGATACGACTGCAGGCACTGCACGGTGACGTTGATTCCGTTCGCGCCCGTAGAGGTCGCGTTGTCGCTGTAGCCCGTCCATGCCTTATAGACCGCGTTCTGGCTACCGAAATACTGCGAGTCTGAGAATAGTTCCCAGCAGAGCGCGTTCTGCCCTTCAAACCGCGTCCATGCGCCGCTGATCGTGTTCATTGCCCATTGATGCTGCATCGTCGAACTGTCGGGCACATTCACCATCAGCATGTTTATGGACGGATGCAAAAACACCTGCCAGCCGTTGTTACCTGACAGTGTTTCCGCCTCGCGGGAAAGCAGAGGCTGAATCTTGTCCGTTAGCGTGTTCTGCGAATTGACGCCGGACGACACCAGCGCTTTTGAAAGCTGCTGAACGCCGCTCTTCGAGAGGTATGCCACGTCCCCGCCCATCCCATCGAAGCAGCGCCTCCCCAGCGGCTCCGCAAGCCGCCATACGCCCACCAGCGACCACAGGGAAGCGTTCGTCGGGTCGGTGCCCTTATAGACAAGGCACTCGCCTTTCGACGTGATGAAAACAAGGTGGTCGTCCATCCCTTCGCCTGCATCGACCGTCCAGGTCGTAGCGGCAACGAGATAGCCGCCGAGCTTGCACAGGCTGCGAAAGTCGAAGATGGACGCGGCTCCGCCGATAGACTGCGAGGTCAGGAAAGCAGCCCGCAGGCCGTCTTTCAGGATGAACCAGAGCCGGTCCTTGTGCGCCGTGACATGCACGATATCGGTCGTTGTGATGCCAGTAATGGCCGGCGTAGATGAACCATCAACGGCGACCCATGACGATCCGTTGTACAGCAGCGGCTTGTCCATGCCATTGACCATGTACATGAACGATCCGCCTGACGTGCTGAAATTGACGTGCTGCCAGTAGGCGGATGTCTGCCCAGACACGACAGCAGCGCCAACAACGCCGGCTGACGTCACGTCAAACACCGAGTCGCCCGCCGCTGCGAACATCTTTGTTGCGGTGCCGCTGGTGTAGGTGCAGAGCGTTTCCACCGGGTCAGAAAATCCGGTCACATGCTGCCGGTATCCCCTGCGGTTTCCCACGTAGTACGGCGTCGGCCACCAATTGACCATATACACCGCGTCTTCCTCGTGCATCGCAGCCAGCGAGTCTTTCGCGTTGATGCCGCGAACCGGCGCAGGTACAGTCGCCGTGCGCGACACACGCGAGCCACGAGACGACTTGATTGGCTTCCTCATACCGTCCAATTCCCGTCCGGAATGGTCGGGCTTCCCAGGCTCGCGTAAGTGCCCGCATGCAGGTACAGGTCGGATGCCGCGCCGTCCTCGCCCATCAGCGCCGACACCTTGCGTTCCGCCTTGGTGAAGTCCTCTGCGTATTCCAGCCCCTTCGTCTGACGCCAGCGCCAGATAAGGCCGAGAATCAGCGCATCGTCGTCGAGCAGGTGCGTATCGTCGTCGCGCGTGAATTGCTCTTTGCGCGTGCCGTCAGCAGCCACTATCCACCGCTTGTCGATGTACTCGAACGAGTACGACTGACCCGCAGCGGGCGCAGGCTCAAGCATCAAATTTCCGCCGCGCACGTACCACGCCGGATCAACCAGCGACGCAAGGCCCGACTTCAGCCGCTGATACTGGCGAGGCGTGACCGGGCCGGGCGCTTCTCTCTGCTGCGAGCGATTCCAGACGGTTTCATTGATGAAGCGACGAAAGCCCGGCGCGAGTGTGGCAAGTGCGCCCTGAGAAGGCGTCGCCACACTGGTAAAAGTCGCCTCTGTTTGCAGGTTTGTCCAGTCATGGCGGCTGGAGAGGTCGCGCCCTTCCTCGTTCAGAAGCGACAGCATCTGAGTAATCTGCGGGTCGGTCGAGTTGGTCGCCGTGTTGGACACGGGAAACCCTACTCGCCGGCACATCTCCTGCACGATTTCGAGCGCGTTCATTTATGCGTCCTGTTCTTTCGGCGGGCGACCACGGCGCGGCGCGTCGTTGAGCTTCGCCATCAGTTCCGCGATCTGCGCCTGCATCTGCTTGTTGGATTCCTCAAGCTCTGCCATGCGCGCCGCATCCGCCATCGACAGCGCTGCGCCGCTGGCCTGCTTGAGCCATGCCCGAGCCTTCACCCGCAGCTGCTCGCCGCCCATCCCGATTCGCTGAACAGAGGTGTCCGGCAGGTCTGCAAGCTGCTCCACCGTCAGCACGCCCAGAGACTTGAGCGTGTCGGCCTGCGAGCGGGTGACAGCGGCCCACTCAGCCAGCGGCGTGCCTACGACAGGCGCCTGGTTCTGGTACTGCTGGAAGTGCGCCCAGTGGCGCGGGAAGCGGCGCTTGTGGTGTTCCTTCGCCATCGTGTCGATCACCGTAGTCGGATCGCCCGGCACCTGAATGCGGATGAACGGCACGTCCTTGAAGACCGGATGCCCTGCCTGTTCGCTTGCCGCTTCGTCCTTCATGGACTCCATGCGGAATTCCACATGAAGCTTTTCGTCCGCTCGCGGATCGATTTCCCCAATTTCCATGTTCTGTTCTCCGTTGTTGCCCCAAAAAAGGCCCGGAGCCGAAGCCCCGAGCCAAGGGGGAAAGCGTTACAGCGTGCGGCCCACGTAGGGATACGTGACCCGAGCGGAAGCCGCGCCCGCACCCGCGCCCTGTGCCGCGAACAGCGCGACGCCGGTTACCTCTTCAGCGCCTGCCGTGCCGTCGTCGTCGAGTTGGCCTGCCGTGCCGGTGGTGTTCAGGCGCGTGCCCTTCGCAGCCAGCGCATTGACGCGCACAGAGCCGATGCCATTGACCAGGCCCCAGCCGTAGCCAGAAGCGGCAATGGTCGCCTGCGGAATGACGACGGGCGCGCCCTGCGATGCGCCCGGCGCGGAGTTGGTCGTATCGACCATGTCCACCACGTAGAGCGCGGAAGTGATGACTGCCGCGTAATACTGCGTGACGCCGCCCGCATCCGCACGCACGAACACGTACTCGTTGCCGAGGTGGTCGTGGCCGCGCTGGCCCGGTTTGAACGGCGGGTTATCGGTCGAGGCCCAGACCTCGCTCGGGGTGATGCCGATGATGTAGCTCATTTCAATCTCCTGAATGGGCGGGACTGGCCCGCCCGTTGATTACGCGGTCAGCACGCCCTGGAACTGAGCACCCGAGCAGGTCAGGTTGCCGGCCCATCCGATGTGACGCACGACGGCATCCTGATTGACCGACTGACGGTCGCCGCCGATGGCCACGAAATTGCGGGCCGAATGCGGACGCCAGTGCAGGTACTTGGTGTTGATGAAGTACATGGTGTCCTGCGGGCAGTTGCCGCCGATACCACCGTCCAGCACCACGTCGCACGAGCCGCCCGCGCCGTAATACTTCAGCGCAGTGAAGCCGGCGCCCGCCGAACCCTTCTCGTCCATGAAGCGCTGATTGGCCTGCAGGGATTCGAGGTAGAAGCGGTAGAAGTTGCTGTCGGCCGTGATCAGGTCACAACGATCGGTGCCGCGAACGGTCTGGACGATGACGCGGTTCATCAGGCCCTGAATGGTCGTCGGACCCGGCGTGACGGACGGCGACAGCGACGAAGCATCGACCGCCACGTTGCGCCAGAAAGCCCAGTTCAGCCGGTCAATGCCGCCGTAGGTGCCGCTGCCCGGAGTAGTCGAGATAGCCGCCTGCAGACCGGTGATGTTCTTGCCCACGTTGCCGGTGCCGTCGCCGTACAGGTCAGCAGCGATGCGGTTCATCAGGTTCGCTTCAGCGATCTTGATGCGCGATTCCATCAGATCGATGAACGCCTCTTCGCCCGCGTTCTGCAGCATTTCCAGACCGGACATGGTGACCGCTGCGCTGTACTGCTTGATGTCGAACTGAGCGGCCGAGATGGGCGAATTCACGCCGATGTTCAGCAGCTCATAGCCCGAATACGAGTTTGCATTGACAGTCGCGCTGTCCTCGTACATCAGCTCTTCGTAGATGATCCGACCGCCCGAGAACGGGCGCGAGTTGCCGCGCTGCTTCAGCTTCAGCAGCAGAGCATTGTTGTCGGTCAGGTTGTCGGCCAGCGTCTTGGAACGCTGCTCGATGGTGGTAGCGATCAGGTCGCTTACCGCAGTATTGGCGAAAGCCATGATTTACTCCTTAGATGCGGTCGCGCATGCCGGCCAGATTGGCGGCGATCGTTGCGCGTAGGTCTGTGCTTGCCGGCGCGGCCTTGACTGCTGCGCCCGGCGCTGACCCCTTGACCTGCACGGCTGCGGCTTTCGCTCGCTGCGTGGCCTCTTGCTGTGCTCTTGCCTCTGATTGCGCGCGCTGTTGAGCTTGCGTTTCGTTCCAGAGCCGGTCGTTCATGCGGACGGCCTTGTCATAGGCGTCCTGCAGACCGGATGCGCGGCCGCTTTCCAGCAGGAAAGCCATGTCCTCGCGTACAGCGTCAAAGTGGGGATGTGCTGCCTTGAACTGATCTACTTCGCCGACCAGTGATGGATCGGCGGCGGGGTGTTCCGGCTGCTGTTGAGCGCCGGATACGAATTGAGACAACCGCTGAACCTCTGCCTGCAGTGCGCGGATCGTCGGATCGACGGGCGGGATGTCCGCCAGCGAACCGATATCGATACCGTGCCGATGGCACAGGTCAGCGACCTCGCGCGCCTTCTGCTCAGGTGTGCCCTGATACAGAACGCGCGCCGTGTTCATGAGTACATTCACCGCGCCGGCAGGCGTTGCGCCCACCTCCTGCAGAAAATCCGCGTGCGGGGTGAAAACCTGGTGAAGCTCGCGCCCGAAGGTGGCCGCTTCCTTGTACGTCTGGATGCCCTTGTGAAAGTCGCTCTCGCGCTGGGTGATGTACTCAGCAAGCTCGGGGTCAATGTTGTTCCAATACTTCTCCGCGACCTCGCGCTTCCACGACGACGGGACATTCGGACGCGGTTTGACATCTGCATGCGGCTCCACAGCCGGCACATCTGAGGCGGTTTCGGCCGGCTCGGCCTTCTTCGCAAAGCGGCCCCGCTCATCGCGGGCGCGGGCTTCTGCCTGCTCTGCCGTTTCCTCTGCCGCAGGCGCTACCGCTTCAACTTCTACGGCCTCAACAACCCCGTCCGGCGCTTCCTGTTCCTTGATCGCGTTCTGCAGTGCTTCGCGGATTTCCATTCCGTTTCCCCATAAAAAAAGCCACCCGGAGGTGGCTTGTTGTGAGTGTCTTTTTTCTTAGGCTTTCATCGACCGATACACATCAGTCAGCGTCCTGCGCAGGTTTCCGTTTTCCTTCGGTGCTGACTTCTTCATGGCGGCTTCAATCTCGTTCCCGACCTCGATCAGTCCGTGCTGACGCAGATGCGCGCGGTGCTGGCTGCGCGAGGTAATCCACGTCCCGTCAGCCATCGACTGATAGGGCTGGATGTCCGGCATGACGCCGTGCGCCTTCTGCGGCTCCTGGTAGCTCTCATCCAGATAGACGCATTCGCCGTCGCGGAACTCGGCCAGCTTCCCGCCGTCGGGCTTGTAAATGATCCTGATGCGACTCACACAACCTCCGGAGGTATGCGTTCCTGTACAGCGCGCTCGCGGTACTGCAGGTCAATGCCCTTCACCGCCAGGTCGGCTTCTCGCTTGGCGAACTCAGCCCCCGCTTTCACGCGCTCCACCTCAAACGAGGTGCGCTCTTGGAATAGGCTCTGCTTCTCCTGCTCGAGCATCTGCCCCTGCTCGGCCAGCGCCTGCTGCTGCGCCTGTAGTTCCTGCTGCATCTGCTGCATACGCGGATCGACCGGCGCCTGTTCTCGGATGCGGTCGGCCAGTTCCTCAAAGGCGCTCTCGACCTCGGCGCCGACCTTGAAGCCGCGCACGCCAAACAGCAGCAGTTCAACCATCAGCGGCGCCATTTCGGGCGCGACCTTCGTAGCCTCTGCCGCCTGCTTCACGTACTCGCCCGCAGCGCCCAGGAACTCGATTCGGTCCTGCTTTTCCTGCTGCTCGTCGATCTCGACCAGTGCATCCGAACTGATCGAAATGCGGAAGCCTCGCGTGTATTGGTCGCGCAGCAGTTGCACCGCCTGCATGACAAACTGCTGCTGCTGCATCGGGTCTTGAATCTTCTGCACTTCGGGCAGGTTCATCGCGTCCGCGTACATCAGCAGCGTCTGCGGCTGGTACAACTCACACATGATTTCCGCTTTGATGCGGATGAGGTCAGCAGCGAACCGCGCGACCTCGGACTGCATCTTCTGCAGGCGGATGGACGCAAAGCGGCTCTTGATCTGCTGCGCCGTGGCCGTCTCGCCAGCGTCAGATGCACCGCGCACGATGTCGCTGATGCCGGTGATTTCGTAGATGGTCTGCTTGCACTGGTCGCGCGACACATAGAGCGCCTGCAGCACGCTCACGACCATATCGACCGGGAACCAATCGACTGATCCCTTGATTCCGCCCTTCTCAGCAAACATCGCCCAGTTGCTCACCGGGATCATGCGATTGTCGGCAGAGTCGCCGATCAGGTTCTTCAGTTCGGCGTTCTCGGCTGCATACACACCAGCCACGCGCAGCGCACGGACAAGCTTGTCGATGCGCCCGGTGATGATG